CCGGCGACATGATGATCCCGCGCCGCGCGGCCGGCCAGAGCCGCCGCATCAGCGCCTCCGGCATCGTCCACCTGTTCGCGCCGGAGCGACCCGGGCAGGGCCGCGGTTTCTCGCGCCTGGCGCCCGTCATCAGCCGCGTGCGCGACCTGCAGCTGTACGAAGACGCCGAGCTGGCGCGCAAGAACCTCGAGAGCCGCCTGAGCGTGCTCGCGTCCGGCGATGTCTCCCAGATGGGAGACCCGGACCCCACGGCCGAGCAGCCCGCATCCAAGAGCGGCGACCTGGGCGACCTGGCCGGCGGCAGCATCATCCAGCTGCCGGCCGGGCTGAACACCACGGTCGTCGAGCCGAAGGCCGCGCCGGGCTACGTCGAGTACGTGCGCCACCAGCTCCACGTCATTGCCGCCGGCCTTGGCGTGCCCTACGAGCTGATGACCGGCGACGTCAGCCAGACCAACTACAGCTCGGCCCGGGTCCGCATCCTCGATTTCCGCCGCACGGTCGGCACGATGCAGTGGCACGTCGTCATCCCGCGCCTGGTCGAGCGCGTCTGCGTCGCGGCGATGGACGCCGCCGTGCTGGGCGGCGTCATCGGCCGCGCCGACTACAAGTTCGACCACTCGACGCCGAAGTGGGACTACGTCAACCCCGAGCAGGACGTCAAGAGCGACATGCTCGAGATCGCCTCCGGCCTGACGAGCTGGTCCGAAAAGCAGAGGCAGCGTGGCTACACCAACCCGGAAGCCGTGCTGCAGGAGATCCAGCGCGACTTCGCCGCGATGCGCGGCGCAGGCGTGCTCGACGTCATGCTGGCGCTGCAAGGCCGCAACCAGATGGACACCCAAGGCGACACCACAGCAGGCGCCGCAGCTCGCGGCGTGGTGCAAGACGGCGGGCGCACGCAGGCACCGGTGTGGCGAGATGGCCAGGCCGCCGCTGGCCAGCAGTCCGGCTCCGACGACGGCGTGCGCTACGTGCAGATCCGACTCGACGCGCCCGTCGTCAACGTCGCGCCTCCCGAGGTGCGCCTCGAGCCCACGATCCATGTCCAGGCCCCGGACGTGCATGTCCAGCCGCCAATCGTCAACGTCCAGCCGCCCGAAGTGCGCGTCGAAGCCCCGGTCGTCAACGTCCACCCGCCGGACGTGCACGTCGCGCCGCCGGTAGTCAACGTCGCGCCGCCTGACGTCCGCGTCATCACGCCGCGCCGCCGCATCACCGGCATTGTCGAGCGCGACGAGCAGGGCCGCGTGCTGAGCACCACCCAGATCGAAACCGACATCACCGACGAGCCGCGCGCAGCCTGACGCGCGGGCGTGCCAGGAGCCCCACCATGCCCAGCGTCAAAGCCAATCCCGCAAAGTCCAAGGGCGAGCGCGTCAAGGACAAGGCCGACGAGGTCGCGTCCGCGATGACGACCATCCGCCAGCTCGAAGACGAGCGCGACACCCTGCGCACGCAGCGCGACGGCCTGAACGAGCAGATCACGGACCTGACGGCGCGCATCACCGCGCTGCTGGGCGACGTGCGGCGCGCGGCCGGCGACCTCAAGGCCGCGCTGGACGAGTAAGGCATGGCCACCTACACGAGCGCCGGCACCGGCCTGTGGTCTGCTGGCGCGACCTGGGTCGGCGGTGTCAAGCCGCCCAGCGCTGCGGGGCACAAGATCGTCATTGCCTCCGGGCACACCGTCACCTATGACGAGGCCAGCGGGGAGTATGGTGACGATACGAGCAGCACGACGGCAGCGAACAATGCCATCGTCGTGAACGGCACGCTGAAGGCGTCGCGGGCGATGTCGACGCAGTTGATCTGCTACGGCACGCTGTTTGTCGCCAACGGTGGCACGCTGGACTGGGGTGCGACGGGGGATGAGATACCGGCTGCCTACACGGCAGAGGTCGTGCTGAACAAGTCGGCCTCGATGGCGAGCGGAAAGCACGTACTGACCTCGCACAGCGCCGCGGCGGCAACCTTCAAAATGCGCGGCGCGACGCGCACTCGTAATACTCGGCTAACCAATAGCACCAGTGCTGGAGCCACCTCGATCACGGTTGACGAATCTACCGGCTGGGCTGTCGGCGATCGGCTTGTAATTGCCAGCGACACGGATGACCCTACACGCTCACAGGTAGTGACGATTAGTGCCGGAAGTTCCCCAACCTGGACCGTTGGCGCTATCACGAACGCGCGCGCCGCCGAGTGTCGTGTCGGCAATCTTTCAAGCAACGTAATTTTCCGCGCGCATGCTGCGGCGAATCCGGCTGGTATTGGGTTTTTTGCGACGACGCTGACACTTGACATTGCGCATACCAGGTTTCTCAATATCGGCAGTACGGCTGGATGGACAGGAGCCTCGCAAAACGCGCCTGTCTATTACGGTCTCGGCATTCGAGCAGTGAGCACGGCCGCAAGGCAATTTATTGCGTCATGCGTTATCGAGTCGGATAACGCTGCGGCACAAATGGGCCTATCCGTGGCAAATTTGTCGGCTGTCGCGCATGGGGCAGATGACTGCGCCTTATACGCCTCGCACGGCAGCGGTGCATCCATGTATCTGGCCGACAGTTCGATTGTCGATATCAGAAATCCAGTTGTCTATCGCTGGGCATACGGCGTGCAGATGGCATTCAGCGCTGGCTGTTTGATTGGTTTGGTATCCGGCGGAGAAAGTTGGACCTCGTCTGGCGCCGTTTTGGTGGTTGCCGGAACTATAACACTTGACCAGCACAGGGCGCACGGTACCGCCGGAAGCGCGACAGTAATTGCCACCGCAGGGTCGAGCGCACAATTACTCAACTGTCAAGTGTCTGGAATAGCTCCGATGCTATGCGGGACGGCGAATGCGATTGCCAGTTCGCGGTTCGTAAACTGCACATTTGATGCAGGGGCGCTGACCGCTACGATGACGACCGGAAGCGCGCCATCGCAGTTGAGTGTTGCGTCGTTGATCGCCGTCAACGGCACCGCGTCGGACAGCCGCGTCCGCAGCTACTGGCAAGAAACCGTCACCGACACCAGCACGCGCAACCGCAGCACGTACAGCGTCAAGATCAAGGCCAATGTCGCGAACACGGCGACGCGCTACACCTTCGCCATCCCCGTCGTCTCCGGCGTCGCGCTGGTCGTCAAGCCTGCGCTGCGCTGGGACACCAACTACGTCGGCTCTGGCCTCACGAAGCCCACGCTGACGCTGTCTGGGCAGGGCATCAGCCAGACGTTCACCCCGTCCGGGTCCAGCGTCGATACGTGGTACGACACGACGATCACGGCCACGCCGACCAGCACGGGCGACGTGACCGCGACGGTGACGGTGCAGAGCACGGCCACGACAGGCTTCGTCTGGCTCGACGGCCTATACCACTTCCCGATGACGCAGAGTGTGCGGCACTTCGGCTACCAGTGGCTGCCGCAATCGTCGCTCGTCGCCGACAGCACCATCACGCTGTCCGAGGCTGCCGCCCTGGCGCTGCCGGTGGCGGTCAACCACGGCACCTCGACCATCACGATCAGCGGCAACTGCACGGCGCGCGAGATCTACGAGGCCTGCATGGCCGACCTGTGCGCGACGGCGAACCAGGCCCAGGCGCAGCACATCACGCCGCTGCTGGCTGGCGAGTCGTTCACGACCAGTTACGACATCACGATCAACACCGGCTGCACCGTCACGGGCGACTTCAGCACGACGGGCGACGTGACCCTGACCGGCACCGCCGATGTCGACGGCGTCTACACCGACGCCAGCGGCGTCAACGTCAAGATCCAAGCCGCAAACCTCGTCAGCGGCAGCCGCGTGCAGCTCTATGACGTGGACAACACGACCGAGCTGCTCAACGCCGTCCTGTCTGGCGCCGGCCTCGTGCATCGCCTGATCTGGACGACGGACACGACCATCCGCCTGCGTGCTGATCACGCTGACAAGCTGCCGCTCGAAACGACCGGCGTGCTCACGGCGAGCGGCCTGCAGTTCCTGTCCGAGCAAGCGGCGGATGACGTGTATGCCGCAAACGCCATCGACGGCAGCGCGGTAACCGAGTTCACGGCTGACCTGCCGAACGTGCAGATCGACCTCGACGACCCAGACGGCGTGACCAGCGTCAAGCGGCTGTATGCGTGGTTCAGTTACTACCAGACGACCAGTGCGGGCATCGCCTCGCCGATCTTCGGCGCAATGGATGCGTTCGACGAGCTGAACTACATCGTCGACCAGGACAAGGCCGACCTGAAGCTCGACAACGTGTCCGCTTCGCCGGTCATCATCGCGGGCGGCTACCTGTCGCGCAAGGATGGCTCGACGGTCATCGACGCAAACAGCGGCTCGATCCAGATGGACCCTGGCCGGGCCTACGTCGCAAGCGGTGCCGGCGCAAGCGCCGCCGACGTCTGGGCCTACGCGACCCGCACGCTCACCGCCGACCCCGGCGCCTCAGCGCACGCGACCACCCAGGCCGCGATCGCCGCGCTGCCGGCGCCTCTCGACGCCGCCGGCACCCGCGCCGCCGTCGGCCTGGCCGCCGCGAACCTCGACACCCAGCTCGCCGCGCTGCCGACGGACGCCGACGTGCAGACCGCAGCTGCGGCCGCGCTGACGGCCTACGATCCGCCGACCGCCGCCGAGCTGGCCAGCGTGCAGTCCGCGCTCGCTGCCGAGCACGACGCCACGCAGTCCGCGATCGCGGCCCTGCCGGCGGCACCGTCAGCCAGCACCGTCGCCGGCGCCGTGCGCACCGAGCTCGCCACCGAGCTGGCCCGCGTCGACGTGGCGATCAGCACCCGCCTGTCCGCCGCCGGCTACACCGCGCCGCTGGACTCCACCGCCGTGCAGGCTGCAGCCGCCGCGGCGCTCGCGGCCTACGATGCCGCCACCGGCACCGACGTCAGCACCGCGCAATCTGCACTCGTCGCCGAGCACGACGCCACCCAGGCCGCAATCGCGGCGCTGCCTGCCGACGTCGCCACGGCCGTGCTGGCTGCGGCTGTCGAGACCGGCTACTCCGTCCAGCGCATCCTGCGCATCATCGCCGCCGCCGTGGCCGGCAAGACCAGCGGCGGCCCGGCCGGCTTCACGGCCCGCGACGTGACCGACTCGCGCGACCAGATCACCGGCACGGCCGACAGCAACGGCAACCGCACCGCCGCGAGCTATGGGGCATGAACTGGTTTTCGCACCCGTGGCTCGGTGCCTGGTGGTGGAACCAGCAGTGGTTCGCCGGCCCCGGCGGTGAGACGCCGCCAGAGCCCGAAGCCGCCGCCGAGCCGACGCAAGGCGACCACACCCCGCACCGCCGTCGTGCCTGGCGCCCGGCCCGCTCGCTGACGCCGGCGCTGGCCGTTGCGCCGGCGGTCGACCTCGAAGACGAAGAGCTAACCCTGCAGCTGCTGGGCATGCTGTAGCGCCCTTGCGCGCAGGCCCGCTGCACTGCTGCAGCGCGCCGCAAAAGTTGTCTCACCAATTGCCTAGCGCTGAGACAACGCGGCCGGCACGATGCTCAGCATGCCCCAGCGCTACAGCTTCGACATCCCTGCGCAGACGCGCGAGGCCAGCCTCATCCCGTCGACGTACAAAGACGATGACGCCAGCGTCGAAGCGGTGTGGACCACGGGTGCCCGCCGCCGTGCCTACGACTGGATGACCGACCAGGTCTACGACGAAGAGCTGGAAGTCTCCGAGTCCGCCGTCGACATGAGCCGCTTCGAGGCCGGCACCGTGCAGGTGCTCGACGGCCACCGTGCCAGCGGCGGCACCGACGCCATTCTCGGCATCGCCGTGCGCGGCTGGCTGTCCGGCAACCAGGGCCACGCGCAGATCAAGCTGCGCACCAGCACGCCGGAGCTGGCCGCCAAGGCCGCCGACGTCAAGGCGGGCCTGATCCGCGCCATCAGCTTCGGGTACTCGGTCCAGCGTTACGAGATCACCCGCGCGCAAGACCGCACCGACGGCGGCGCCGTGCCGCTGTACCGCGCCACGCGCTGGACGCCGCAGGAAATCAGTTTCGTGG